CATGATTCCTGCGTGCGGGCATCTGTACGAGACCATCGTGAATCAGAAACTTGTGCATGATGGCAACCCAATCTTTTCGGATCAGGTGTTGTCGGCGGCGCAACGTGTCAAGGACAACGGTTGGACTTTGAGCAAAGGTAAATCCAAGCGCAAGATTGACGCAGTCATCGCGTTGGCGATGGCGGTTGACCGTGCGACCACAACTCATGAGGTCGGGCCTGAGCCTGGGTTTTTTGCGGTGTGACTAGGCTTCATCGTCTAACCTAGGAGGGACAATGATTCTCACATTGGAGCTGATTGGATTGGTGTGCATAGTGGTCGCAGGTGCTTTGGTTCATCCGGCGTTGGGTGTGTTCGTGTTGGGTGTCTCTTGTTTCGCTGCTGCCTACGGTTACGCCCGAACGAAGGTCGCTAGCAAATGATTGTTGAACGCTTCACGAAGTCTGCCGAAGAAGAGCGAGCAATCTCGTTCCAATCGTTGTTTGCGCTTGGTGATGGCTACACGTTCACGACGAACTCGGGCACCTATGTCACGCAGGATGATTCACTCAAAATCGGAACGGTGTACGCATGTGTGCGTCTGATTGCCGACACGATTGCCAGCCTGCCAGTTGATTCGTACATCCGCCAGGACGGTGTTCGGTTGCAGTATCGGCCTCGACCTGTTTGGCTTGACTCTCCCGACATTGGTGTCACCAAGGACGACCACTTCCAGCAGGTTCTTGTTTCGTTGCTGTTGAACGGCAACTCGTTCACCCGTATCATCCGCGACGAAGAAGGCGAAGTGCTTGCCTTGTCGGTGTTGAACCCACAGTTCACCGAAGTGCGTCGTGATGCGAACGGCCGACTGTTCTACGTCTACTCGGCCCGCGACCGCATCGAAGACGTGGACATGATCCACGTCAAAGACCTATGCCTGCCAGGTGAGTTGCGTGGCAAGTCCCGCATCGACCTAGTCAAAGAGAACCTTGGTCTCGCACGCGCACTCGAAGAGTTCGCTGCACGGTTCTTCGGTCAAGGTTCGCAGACCTCTGGCATCATCCAGTTCCCTGGCAACCTGTCGCGTGAGCAAGCCAAGAATCTTGTTGACGCCTTCGAGGATGGCCACAAAGGGTTGCGTCGTTCGCATCGCCCAGGCATCTTGTTTGGTGGTGCCACGTTTGAAAAGACTGGTGTGAACCCGAACGAGTCTCAGTTCATTGAGTCACGACAGTTTGCAGTTGAGGAGATTGCTCGAATCTTCCGTGTGCCACCGTCGATGATTGGTGTCACGACACCGGGCGCACAATCGTATGCTTCGGTGGAAGCAAACCAGTTGCACTTCTTGCAACATTCGTTGGCCCCATACCTGTCCAAGATTGAATCCGAATACAGCGTGTTGTTGGCTGGTCGTGCGTTCATCAGATTCACGGTCGCAGGTTTGTTGCGTGGAGACATCGCTGCCCGCAACGCTTCGTATGCGCAAGGGTTGAACAATGGCTACATGTCGGTCAACGATGTGCGCCGTCTTGAAGACATGTCACCGATTACAGGTGGCGACGTGTACCGAGTTCCACTCACCAACATCGACATCAACGCAGCGAACCTTGCCGACATGGATCGCAAGTCTGCAATCGTTCAACGACTCGTCGCATCAGGCTTCCAACCTGCTGCCGTGTTGAAGGCTCTTGACATGCCTGAGATTGAACACACGGGTGTGCCAACTTCGGCATTGCAACCCGTGGCTTCCATCAACCCAATCGCCCCGGCAACGGTCTACGACGCTGGCACTCGTGAACTGAACTTGAACATGCCTGAACAAATCTTCCATGTGTCAACACCGAACGTGCATGTTGATGCACCAATCGTCAACGTGCCAGAGACCGTCGTGAACGTGAAGATGCCTGAACAGCGGACCGTTGTTCGTACGGTTGAGCGTGACGCCGATGGTCGAATCCTGCACATCACCGAAAGGGTTGACGACTAATGGCAACGGGTATCAGCTCCTACTTGGCCGACCAATGGCTTGACGCTTTGGGCAACAATGACACTTTCGCTGTGGCGGCCGTGTATGTAAAACTTCATGTTGGTGATCCAGGTGCATCGGCAACCGCGAACGCGGCAACGGAAACCACTCGCAAGGAAGCGTCGTTCTCCGCAGCATCGGCGGGCACGCTCACATCTGATGCCGCACTTACCTGGACGAACATCGCCGGTTCGCAAGACGCAACATTCTTCTCAGCATGGGACAACGTCTCAGCAGGAAACTTCTTGTTCTCTGGAACGGTAACTGCGAACGCTTACACGGCAGGCGACACGTTCACGATTTCGTCGGGTGCGCTCACTGTCTCGCTGACCGTCGCTTCCTAAGTAGGCAACCGTGACAACACGGTTCATACTCAACACCTCAGAACTTGACGACGCTGACGTCGGCCTTGACGGTCCGTCACCTGCGTTCGTTCTCGATACCTCAACGCTTGACGGTGACGGCAAACTAGACGGCTTCACGTTCACGACCACGGCCACGGCCGCTGGTGCCCTGGGTGGTTTGACGGCAACGGCAACTGGCACGGTCGTGCCGGTCGTGACTGCCACAGCGCAAGCGTCGCTGGGTGAGTTGTTCGCTGAGGTCAGCGGGGTTGAGATTCAGGTTGATGGTGACGCTTCGGCTGCGTTAGGTGGGTTGACTGCTGCTGCGGTAGGTGTCGTCACAATCATCGCATCGGCATCTGCCAGCCTCGGAGCGGCGACATCGAGCGCAACTGGCACGGTGACACACCCTGCTTCTGCCCAGTCGTCGCTGGGTGGTTTGACTGCTGCGGCCACCGGGTCGGTGACACCGTTCGGCTCGATGACTGCCGAGCTTGGTCCGATGGTTGCTACTGCGGTGGGAACGGTTACTCCGCAACCTCAGCCTGATGCGGGTGGCGGTGGCGAACCGTACCGATACCCAAGACCAAAGAAGAAAAAGATTGAAGAAGTTGTCATCGTTGAGGACATCATCGTTGAGGTTGCGCCGAATGTGGTGGAGGCGTATCTTGCCCCGATCTTCGTCGGACTGTCGGCGTCGGCTGTGGGGTCTATCACATTCTCTGCCGAGGATGACGACTTGCAAGTAATGTTGATGCTCTGAGGTAATCATGGCAATCACACAAGGTCAAGTCGCTGTCGGTACGGCAGTTGCTCAACTCAACAGTCCCCAGTCAATGCCTGGGATTGTGCACATCACGAACCGAGACAACACGGACACGGTGTTTGTTGGTGGTGCCGCTGTCACCACGTCAACGGGTCACGGCATTCTCAAGTCTGATTCGATTGACATTCAAATCTTTGCTGAGCAAGTGCTGTACGCAATCTCCACCAAAGGTGGCCACAACGTCTCTTGGTTGCATGTGACTCCCTGATGCCTTATTTCGTTGATGACTCTGCGGCCGGATGCAACGGCTTTGCCACCGTCAAAGAAGACGGTGAAGTAATCGGTTGCCACACCACGAAAGAAGCTGCTATCGCTCAGATGGTTGCGGTGTCGATTGCTGAGGATTTGGAACCGGGTGGCGATTACAACGAGCGCGTGTCACCGAACCTGCCTGCTGCCTATCGGCCTGCGTCGTCACCTGATGTTCCTGCGAATCGCAACTGTGGCAACTGCGGCTACTACAAAAACTTCTACTGCAAACGGTGGGATGCGTTGGTCGCACCTGCCTACTACTGCGCAGCATGGGAACCAGTCGAGGGAATACCGAACGACAACCCAGGGCAAACGATTCAGACTGGCAACATCAGCGGTGAAGACGCCTACTACTCGGCTCCGTTCATCAACATCTTCCGCCAACTGTCCTTCGATGTTCCCGTCTACATTCGCAGCAACGCCCGCAAAGGTTTGGACTATTACGGCAAAGGGTTGGCTGGTGACGGTGTCACAGACAAGACGATTCGTGAAGCCCGTGACTTGGCAGCAGGTCGAGTGACCGAGGACAAGGTTGTGCGTGCCGCTGCTTGGGGTGCACGCCACATGGTTGATTTGGATGCAGTTCAAAACAGCAATCCGAACAATGAGCAGTTCCCTGGGCCTGGTGCGGTTGCGTTCTATTTGTGGGGCATGGACCCGACTGATCCGCAACCTGCGTTGCAATGGTTTGAGCGTCAGTCGGAGAAGGTGAAGGCTGAACGCGCCGACGCACCTGCACCTGCGAAAGACCAAATCAAAGGTTCCAAAGTGAACCCTGAAGGTTCAGCCGGTAAGGCTGCAGGGTCGGGAACGATTGAGTTGACCGAAGCAATCGAAACAAGTTTGAAGAACAAAGTCACTGAGCACAACGACTCGTTGGATGCAGGTGATCCGACTTGGAAGCGGGCAACTCCTGGGATGTTGCGTGCCGTGTATCGTCGCGGCTCGGGTGCGTACTCGACGTCTCATCGTCCTGGCATTAGCAGAGCTGCGTGGTCTATGGCAAGGGTGAACGCTTTCTTGGTACTCTTGAAGCGTGGCAGACCTGCGAATGCTGCATACATCACAGACAATGACCTCCTTCCAAAAGGCCACCCACGATCTTCGAGGAAATGATGACCGATAAAGTTGAGACACGCAGAGTCCAGTTCAGCGAGTTTGAGATTCGTTCAACCGTTGATGACGACAACGAATACATGTCGTTCCGTGGGTACGCTGCCGTGTTCAACTCGCCATCGCAACCGTTGCCATTCATCGAGATGGTGATGCCTGGTGCATTCAAGAAGTCTTTGAACTCACGCAACAACGTGCGCATGTATCTGAACCATGACTCCAACATGCTGCTCGGCACGACTCGTGCCGGGACGTTGCGCCTGGAAGAAGATTCCAAAGGTTTGCTGGTTGACGCAGACCTGCCACCAACTACGGTCGGCCGTGACTTGTCCATCCTGATGCAACGCGGCGATGTTGATTCAATGTCGTTCGGCTTCTCGGTGCCTCGTGGCGGCGACAAGTATTCCGACGATGGCTCAACACGCGAACTCAAAGAAGTCCGTCTGTATGAAGTGTCCGTCGTGACCGGCTTCCCTGCCTACGAAGCGACAACGGCCAGCGTGCGCAGTCTCGACATCCTTGCCGAACGCACCCAGGTTGACCCAGACAAACTTGCTGCTGCGATCACCGTGCTCGAAGCCGGGTCGGAGTTGAACGACGAGCAGGCTGGGTTGTTGAGCGAAGTTGTTGGCAAGTTGCGCAAGCAACCCGAGCCGACTTCTACTCCGTCGCGTATTGGCATCATGGCCAAACAACTTGACCTGCTGAAGACCATCGCCTAGTATTCTTCACACAGTCGTGTGCGGAGCCGCTACGACTACCAGTTGAGGTGCCTCGCTGGATGCGATACAAACCCTT